CGGCGCCCGCGACCCACGCCAGTCGGATCTGGGAGGGCTTCGCGATCGCCCGGCCGACCAGGCGCAGCACGCGCCGACGATCGCCGGCCGGGACGCTGAGCCCGCCGCCCGGCGCCTCGAACATGCCGCGTCCGATCGCGAGCGGCCAGCCATCGGCATCTACGAATACCCGGTCCGCTTCGGCCGTTGCTGGCAGCGTGCCTGATCGCGGCGCAGGTGAGGTTGCGCTCGGCTGTGCCGCCTCGTCCGGTACCAGCTCGTCGAGAAACGCATCGACCGCCTCGGCCTCGCCTACACCCTCGGGTAACAGGCTGGCCGGAGACGGCGCGCCAGGCACCGGGCCACCTGGGCGCACGCCAGGCTCCAACTGGGGCAATTCGCCGCCGAGCAACGGCGGCGGTTCGAGCGCGCCCAGCCACGCCTTGCCGACATTGTAGGCGAAGCCCGGATCGATGCCGGCAGGAACGTCGATCACCTCGCCGGTGCGCGGATTGGTATAGGGGACCAGCGGGTCTTCGAGCGGCGGCCCACCATTGTGGCCGATCGACCAGCCGCGATCGGCGATCGTGTCGGCGTCGAGCTGGATGACGGTGCATCGGCAGTTCCAGCCGCACGGCGGATAGTGCGTGTCCCACCAGGGATCGTCGACGTGCAGGATCGTGCCGTGCCACTCGGCATGTTCAGGACGGGTCCGCTCGTCCATGACGGCGGTATAGCGGAGGTAGGGCAGCGCGTCCTTGGTCCGCTGTATCCGCGCCCATCGGCCGGCCGCGCGCGCCATCCGCATGTTCATGTCATAGATGATCTTGAGCCGGCGCGGACTGCCGAGCTGCACGGTCTTCGCGTGCCCGGTCGCGGGATCGATCATGCGCGACTTGCCCCACCAGCCCTTCGCCTGGAGCAGGGGCGTCAGCTCCTTGCGAAACTGCTCGAGCGTTTTCCCGTTCGCGAGCGCATCGTCGACGGCGGCGCGGATCGTTTCGAGCACGTCCCGCGACATCGCCTTAGCGACCGTAAAGGCCTTGGCGTGCTCCTCTTGCCACACATCCTGCCAGGCAAAGCTGGTCTGGAAGCCCTTTGCCCGGAAATAGTCGATCGCCTCGGCCGGCGGCAGCAGTGGGATGCCAGTGTCGGCCATCAGGAGCCGATCATAGGCTTACCGGCCACGCCGATCGCGACGCCGGTCGTTGTGCCGACGAGGCGCGGCAGATCCCAACGCTGGCCCAAGGCCCAGACCCACCCGCCATAATTCCTGAGAAAGCCGGCCATGACAGCGATCCGCCGATGATGACCGGCTGCTCCGAGGCACCCATTGATCATCGCGACGGCGTCGTTCGCATAATGGGCTTGGAGCAATGTCTGCGTGTCGTCGCTCCACTCGTGCAGCACCGTTGCTTTCCCCAAGGCTGCCCAGGCGCCCGGAATGACCTGCACGCGATCGGCGAGGCCGAGCGCCGCGCCAGGCTCGACGAGCAAGCCGATCGGCCGACCGCGACCGCTATGATCGAAGCGTGGCTGATTGGGCGCCGCCGACTGGATGACACCAGCCGCATCGGTATAGCTGGCAGCGGTCGGCCGGCTGAAGGTGAAGCTGTCCGAAAACGCCATCCGTCATTCCGTCGCCGTCGATGAGACCAGCCCATCGATCCGCGCGCCGAAGGTAGCGCGAGCGAGCAACTCGGCAAACGCATCGACGTTCATGTCGCCGATCGCCGTCACCAGGCGATCGCGTGCATCCTCAATCGTGGTCGCAGCGGCGAGCAGCTTGTCGATCGGCGCGACGACAGGGTCCATGATCTTCATCCAGCCACCGAGCGCCTCGTCGGCGGTCTCTTCGATCGCGTCGGATGGCACGGATGCAGATGCGGCACGGAAACGCTCGTAAGAGCCCCTAAGAGGCCTCCTAAGAGGTAAGCGGGCGCTCGCGGCGGACACATCCTCGTTATCGCTCGGAGAGGGCTCCTGAGTGGCCTGTTTGGTAATCGGTACCAGGATGGCCTCACCCGGTTCCGGAGCAGGCAATCCCGCAAGGTCGCGAATGCGGTTGGCAGAGACCGCCGCGCCCAGAGGGACCAGCGCCGTGGCGGCCTTGGTGAGCGCTTCGACATCGACCGGGTCGGGGGCGCCAATCTTCAGCCGGGGGTATGCCCTACGCGGCCCCCGGTTAAGGATGATCATCGGCTGCACGAGGTCGCGGTTGAGGGTAGCGCGCAACAGCACCGTGTCGGCATCCTTGATGTCGCCGCGCACTTCGTTGTGCGTCTTGCCTACGGCGTGACCGCCGGCGATCGCGTCCGTCGTGGCGGTCTGGCCGATCACCAGCTTGGACGTCTGCTGGTCCATATACTCGGCCTTGGACTTGAACAGCGCTCCGGCGTCGCCGCCGCTCCCGCGCTGCTTTCCGTCGATGAAGTCGATCTCCATCGATTTCGGGAACACTGCTGCAGCATCCGAGCCCATCTGCGCGATCGCGCTCATCAGCAGCCGGATATTCTCTTCGCTCTCGCCATTGTCATAGCGGCCGACGCGTAGCGGCATGCCGAACACTTCCAGGAAGGACAGCCACTCCTTCAGGGAAAAATTCTTGAACATCCAGATCCACGCCATCGGCCGCGCCAAGCCGGATCGGATGGGCAGGCCCGACTTGGACGGATGGACGTGCTGGATATACTTGAACGGCGCGAGCGGCTGGGGGCCGTCATCGGTGCGTAGCCGGAGTGTGCGGCCGTCGAAGCGGTCGAATTCGAACCAGCGGGGATCGCGCCACTCCAGCCGCTCGGGCAGCCATTCTATGCTGGTCCGCCGCCATACGATTTCGGTGACGCTGAAGCCCTTCCCGATGGCGTCGAGAATATCGAACAGCTCGATCTGGAGCGTGTCGCGCTGCAGCCAGTCGCGGATGAACTGGGCATCGTCCTTTGCTTCCTGCGACTCGTCGGCCGCCTCGACTTCGATCGGCAGCTGCGAGACAGCGCGCTTTCGCGTGCCGAGCACCGAAATATACTGCGGCTCCTTTTCCTCGATCTCCTCGGCCAGCTCCAGATAGGCGATCATGTCGCCCTGTTCGGCTGCGATCAGCAGCTGCGCGATGCGCGCGGGCGTAAGCCCGATGCTCGGATGGCCCGCGTTGATCGAGCGCACCGACCCCATGCGCGGACCAGCGACGTCCTGGACCAGCGCCGCGAGGTCGAGCGCCATCGGCCGCCCGTTCGACCAGACGAGCGGAGGGGGCGATGGCGTCGCCACTACCGGCAGCCTGTTCCCACTCACCACGTTCCTGCCCTCCCGAATGCCCGACCGTCCGAGCCATTAAAGTCGCTGCTATGATCCGGCCTCTTCCATCCGTCGCCGCTGCCGGGACCGCCGGCATAGCGGCCGACCGGCCGGTAGGCGTATTCGGTGCCGGGCATGAGGCTCGCGGCGATCGCAAGGCACAGCGCGACCGCGAAGTCGCCGTGACGCGGCAGGCCGTCGGTTCCCTCGGTGCGGACATCGACCGGCACGCGGGCGACGCCGCGAATGATCACCACCTGGCGAAGATCGTCGACCAGATTGTCATTTGCCGGGATGAGCACGGATCGATCCTCGAACCGCGACTTCATTTTCGGCATATGCTCGATGTACCAATTCTCATGCAGCTTCACCTGCTCGATCCGGGTCGGCCCGAACTCCTGCATGGCGACCTCGCCCAGGTATGCGCCGTTGCCGGTCGAATCGATCTTCCCGCCGATCAGGCGCGGCAGGCGCCGGCCGACATAGACCACCACCTGTTTTTGCTGTTCGAAGGGCACGTTGCGCATCTCGATCACGAAGGGCACGCGCCGGACCAGGTCGCGCTGTACGGCGATCGGTACATAGGAGCTGACGTCGCCGGACCGCGCGAAATCCTCGCCGAAGGCGTGCTGTTCCTTGGGATTGAGCTTGGCCAGCTCCGGATCGACCGTCTGTTCCAGCCAGGCGGCGACGTAGCTCTGCCGCTCATAGGCCGGCCTGATCTCGAAGCCCGCCGGGCAATGCAGTGACAGCACGGTATCCGGCAGCGTGGCACATGCCTCGATCAGCGCGCGGGTCAGATAGACGCCGCTGCCCTGGCTCGGAATGCAGTCCAGCTCCTCGGCCGCACCCGCACCATAGATCTTGCGGATATTAGTCCGCCAGGCAGCCTCGGCCTCGGGAGACCAGGTCTTGCCCGTTGTCAGGCAGATACGCTGATAGAGGCCGTTCTCCAGCGCATCGTCGAACGTACAGCGCACGACGTTCGCGTCCGCGCCCTTCTTTCCCGCGCGGATATCGTTGATCAGCAGGTTGAACGGATTATCGACGCCGTTGTGCGTCGAGATCACGAGGATCTTGCCGCCCCAGATCAGCAGCGCCATCGCGGCATCGAGCAGCTGCTGCGCGGCGTCGTGAAACGCGAACTCGTCGAGGATGACATAGCCCTGGCGACCGCGCAGCGAGCGCGGCCGGCTGGACAGCGCGACGATCTCGAAGCCGGACGCGAAGCGGATGCGATAGGCCGCGATCGCCTTGTCGGCTTGGCCGTCGCCGCTACCGTCAAACAGGAACTCGCCGACATCCGAGCAGGCGGGCATGAACGCCTTCGCCCACATAGCGCAGGTGTCGATGAACTCGCGCGCCATATCGAGATTGTAGCCGATGTAGAGCACGTCCATGCCGCCCGCGCTCTTCTGCGAACCGGCGGTCAGCACGGCGTCGGCGCCGACGCCCCACGTCGCGCCGATACGGCGGCTCTTGTCGGTCACGGTCAACGAGTAGCGTGATGTCGAGGCGAGGATCGCCTTTTGATGCGGAAGCAGGATATCTGGCACCGCCATGCCCGAGAGCGCCGGCGGCAGCTGCGCAACCGCCTGGGCGCGATGCTCGCGCCATTCCTCTTCGGAGAGCGGGCCTGCCTCCTCGATGGCGAGGGGAGCGCCGGTCATGCGGCGATCCCAAGGATCTCGCGCTTGATCGCGTCGGCCGTCTCCCGCGTGAGACCGGCCCCAATCTTGGCTGCCACCGTGTCGACGGCCTCCACAGCCTTCTTAGCGGCCTCTTGGCGCGCCCTAAGGATCGCCTCCTGGTTGGTCTTCTGC